AAGGCTGTCGACAGCACGATGAGCCCCGAGCAATATCAGGCCCAGGCAGCGGCGCTGATGAAGGCCAGAAATACCGCATTGGCACGCGCGCAGGGGAGCGGGGCACCGCGTGGAACGGGGGAAGGAACCCGGCAGCCCACGCTCGGCACCCCGATCGCGACCGAGCCCAAACAGAAATATGACGAGGAGGCGAAAGCTTATCAGGGCGCGCAGGACAGCATCGTCCAGAGCGCGGACAAGGCAGCCGACCAGCGCCGGCAGATCGAGGCGCAGACGGCGACCGCAATGCGGCAACGCCGGATCGAGGATTTGTCCGACCTTGAAAATGCGGCCCAGTTCCGTGTTGCGATGGGCGTGGAGACGAACGACCAGCTGCTGGCCGAGCAGGAACGCTTCGAGACCCGGCGGCATGAGATCCAGATGGAACCGCTCCACGCCGATATTGCAGACGAGGAGAAGGACGGAAAGGATCCGGTCCGCCTCAACGCGCTGAACAACCAGTTGCTCGCTACCGAGCAGCAATATCAGCAGAAGATGTCGGACCTGGCACGGAAGCGCGAGCTCGAGCGCACGCAGATCCAGCGGCAGGCAATAGCATCCACCACCTCGTTATGGTCGCAGAACATCGCCAGGCTGGCCACGCTGCAACAGGGATTCGGGGCGACATTGCGCGGCATCTACAGCGGCATGGTCGACATCGTCTCGACCGCGCTGAGCCAGATGCTGCAGAAATGGATCAAGACGGAATTGTCAAAAACGACAGCCGCTTTGACGGGCAGCGGGCAACGGGTTGCTGCCGAAACCACCGCCGGAACGGCGACCACCGGCATATCCGCGCTGACGGCCATCAAGCAGGTCGCGCATTCGGCGGCGGTAGCGGCGGCGCGGGTCTATGCCTCGATCGCCCAGATCCCCATCGTCGGCCCCATTCTGGCGCCGGCTGCAGCGGCAGCGGCAGCGGCTCTCTATGGCGTGATCCGGCTGGGAAAGGCGATCTTCAGCGCCAAGGACGGCATGGGCAGCGTGCCTTACGACAACGCACCCTTCCTGCTCCACAAGAACGAAATGGTATTACCGGCAAATCTCGCCAGCCCGTTACGCGCAATGCTGCAGAACGGCACCGCCGCCAACACCAACGCGCCGTTCGCGGCAAATGACGGCGGCGGCCACAGCTTCCACTACAACGACTATACCGAAAAGGGGCAGAGCGACGCCCAGATCATGGCCAAGCGAATGATCTTCGCCAAAGCCGTCAAGCAGGCTTATCGCGAAGGTGCTTTCGCCGGCACGCTCATCGCGTTCTGATAATGGATTCCATTATGGCACCGGCTGGGATTGACGCCACATTGCAGCCCACCGATGATGCTATCGAAGGACGCAAATGCGGGGGAACGAAGGTGCGGGCTTGGCCGATCATTGGCGCGCTGTTGCTCGGCGGATGCCAGCCATCGCTTGTCGATACGGCGCAGGACGCGGTACGCCGCCATCTCAAGGATCCGAAATCGGCGCAGTTCACCTCGGTTCGACAATGCGGCACCGCCGACATGGTAGCCGGAGAGGTAAATGCCAAGAACGAGTTCGGGGGTTATACCGGCCCGAAAAATTTCGCCTATGCCGAGGGCCGTGCGGCGATAGCCGACGAGGACAGGCAGGCACGATCCGTATTGTCCGACGGCAATGCCGGAGAATTCGTGAAATTTACCAACATGTGCACGGCGGCGATCAGAACCGGGGCCTGACCCGCAGGCGCGATCATAGGGGCGTGCGTTTTGCCTCGATGGCGCGCTCCTCCGCTTCGCGTATCGTGCGTGCCTTGTCGGTTTCCACCCGGACCCAACCGAAATTTATGTTGCCGCCGATCGCCTGATATTCGACGCGATAGCCTTCGCGCAGCCACCATGCGTGAACGGAGGGATATGCGGACAACCGGAGCCTGACCGTCTCCGAACGCTGCCTGGTCGGCACCCCGAATTTCTGCGTGAGCTGATCCATGATGACCGCCGTGCTGTTGTAGCCCAGCGTGTCGCCCCGCATCGCCTCGAGCTTGTTGTCGATCACGATGGTCGTCAGGTTGGGAAAGGCGAGGATGGCCGGCATCTGCGCGGTGGGGAAGATGATCCCCCCCTGATCGGCTACGCCGGTGAACTCCACGCCCGGAATCTTCTGGCACAGCCTCTCCTGGCGCGGCTCGTAGAGATCGGATGACAGGCGGCCGGCCAGAAGCCGGGCATGCGCGCACTCGGGGAGCGTGACCGCCTCCCCCAACTGGATACCGAATACGGCCGGCAGGGCCGCAGCCAATGCGATCAGCGCAATCATGGAAGATCTCCCCTCGCAGATCCGGCCGTAGCGTAGCGCAGCATGGACCGTGCCTCAATGCGCGACGGGCTCCGCAGTGGCTTGAACTGCGGGAAGACGCATAGTAATTTTCAGGCATCGTCAAATCGGTGTGTCCAAATATCCTGAGCAATCGGGCGCACCTTTGCGTGCGCGGGAGGTGGCCGTGACGCAATCTTACCTGCCATCGCGGTGGCTGATCACGGCGCCGAACTTTGCCGACGATCCCGACGTCTTTCCGCTGCTGCCCGGCTTCAGCTTCATCACGTCGAAGCGGCCGCAATGGAATACCGCCGTCAGCCAGGCCTCTTCGGGGCGCGAGCGGCGGCGGATGACATGGTCTTACCCGCTGTGGACCTTCAAAGTCGGCTATGAGGTGCTGCGCGACGGGCCCGGGCAGCTGGAGCTGCAGAAACTGCTGGCCTTCTTCAACGCGCATGCCGGCAAATATACCCAATTCTTCTTCTGCGACCCCTCCGACAACAGCGCCACCAACCAGCCCTTCGCCACCGGCGACGGGGTGACCAGGGTGTTCACGCTGACGCGCACGCTGGGCGGGGGCAACCTGACCTTTAACGGGCCGGTGCGCGGGGTTTTCAACACGCCTGCGGTGAAGATCAACGGTACGCCGACGAGCGCGTTCTCGATCGGGCCGCTCGGGCGGATCACCTTCACATCGCCGCCGCCAGCGGGCGCAGTGCTGAGCTGGTCGGGCAACTTCTTCTTCCTGTGCCGCTTCGACCAGGACGATCTGGACGTGCAGCAGATGATGCAGGGGCTGTGGTCGCAATCGGGCGTTTCGTTCGTCACGGTGAAGTCGTGAGGTCCGCCTCACCTGCGCTGGTGACCCTGCTCAACAGCGGCGCCGACTTCCAGATGGCGGATCTGTGGACGCTGACGCTTTCGGGCGGGAGCGTTCTGCGCTGGTCGGGCGCGGACGTGCCGCTGACGGCGAACGGCAACACCTATGCACTGGGACCGGCGATCGACCGCGGTGCGGTGAGCGAGAAGATCGGGCTGGAAGTCGGCACGCTGACGATGACGATCACCGCCAATGGCGACGATCGCATCAATGGCACGCCGATCATCCCGTTCATCGCGAAGCGCGGACTGGACGGCGCCAATGTGCGGCTGGAGCGCGCCTTCCTGCCCGATTGGGACAGCCCGGTGACGGGCACGTTGCTGCGCTTTGCGGGGCGGGTGACGTCAGTGGGCGAGATTGCGGGATCGTCGGTCGAGCTGACCGTCTCAGCCTGGATGATCCTGCTGAACGTCAACATGCCGCCCAACCTCTATCAATCGGCATGCCTGCACACCGTCTATGACAGCGGCTGCGGGCTCAACCCCGCATCCTTCGCATCGTCATCCAGTGCGAGCGGCACGCGCAGCCAGACGGGCTTCGGCAGCGGCATCACCGGTCAGGCCGGCGCCTACGCGCAGGGGCGAATCGTCTTCACGTCAGGGGCCAATGCGGGGATCGCGCGTGCGGTGAAATCAAACGATGCGGCGGGCAATTTCAGCCTGATCAGCCCCCTGCCCACCACGCCCACTGTGGGGGACGCGTTCACTGCCTATCAGGGCTGCGACCTGACGACGGGGACGTGCAGCAACCGCTTCAACAATCTGGGGCGCTTCAAGGGCACACCGTTCGTGCCGCAGCCCGAGACGGCCCTGTAATGCCCGCCAGCCGCGCGGATATCGTGGCCGAAGCGCTGACGTGGGAGCGCACGCCCTATCACGAACTGGCGCGGATCAAGGGCGTGGGCGTCGATTGCGCACAATTCCCGGCGGCGGTGTATGAAGCGGTCGGCCTGATCCCGCACCTCGCGCCCGCTTATACACCGCAGTGGATGCTCCACCGCGACGAGGAGAAATTCCTGGGCTGGGTGCGGCTTTATGCGCGCGAGATCGGACGCGACGACGTCGGCCCAGGCGACTTTGCGATCTGGAAATATGGCCGCTGCTACAGCCATGGCGCGATCGTTCTGGAGCCACCACAGGTGATCCATGCGGTAATATTGGGCGGCGGGGTGTGTCGCGGGGACATGGACCGCGATGTCGAACTGGCGAGCCGGGCGGTGAAGTTCTTCACGCCGTTTTAAACGCACCGTCGCCCCTGCGCAGGCCGGGGCCCATCTCTTGCGCAAATTAAACCACCGCTCGTGGTTAGAGACATGGGCCCCTGCCTGCGCAGGGGCGACGATGAAGAGGAGGCCCGGCTTATGGGTGGCAAGTCAGCCTCGACCGGAGCCACGAAGCTCAACCAGATCAGCGTGCAATCCTCCTCGCTCGGCCTGCCGCTTACGGTGGGCTGGGGGCGCGGGCGGGTGAAGTGCAATCTGATCTGGTATGGCGGCTTCCGCGCGACCGCGCACACGACCAAGCAGGCCGGCGGCAAGGGCCTGGCCGGCGGGGCGAAATCGACCGAATATAGCTATAGCGCGTCGATCATCCTGGCGCTGGGCGAAGGCCCGATTGCCGGGATCAACACGGTCTATCGCGACAAATCATCCTTCACCGGGCCGACGGCGCTGGCGCAGGCGGGGCTGAGCCTGGCGAACGGCGCGCCGAGCCAGGCGCCATGGGGCTATCTGGCAAGTTATTTCCCGGGAGAGGCGCTCGCCTATAGCGGGATCGCTTACGTCTATGCGCAGGATTATGCGCTGACCGACAGCGCGACGCTTTCGAACCACAGCTTCGAGGTGGATTTCGCGAGGCAACTGGGCGGCGGCGTGCACGATGCCGACCCGGCAGACATCCTCATCGATTTCCTGACCAACAGCAATTCGGGGCTGCCGAGCTGGTCGGCCGGGCTGATCGGTGATCTTTCCGACTGGTCGGCATCGTGCCGCGCCAACAACCTTTTGCTCTCGCCGGTGATCGACAGCCAAAGGCAGGCATCGGACTTCATTGCCGAGCTCATGACCGCGACCAATGCGGAGGCCGTCTGGTCCGAAGGCGTGCTGAAGATCGGCAGCTATGGCGATACCCCGGCGACCGCCAATGGCGTGAGCTGGGCGCCCGATCTCACCCCCGCTTACGACCTGACCGAGGATGATCTGATCCCGGCGGACGGCAAGCCGGTGAAGCTGGAAATCGTCGACCAGTCCGACGCGTACAACATGGTGCAGATCGAATATCTCGACCGCGCCAACCAATATAATGTCGCGATCGCGCCGGCGCAGGATCTGGCGAATATCGTCCAGTACGGGCGCCGCAAGAAAGACCCGACGACGCTCCACAGCATCTGCGACGCGGCGATCGCGCAGAATGCGGCGCAGCTGCTGCTCCAGCGCACGCTCTACATGCGCGAGCTTTATACGTTCACGCTGCCGTGGAATTTCGCGCTGCTCGAGCCGATGATCGATACGGTTACGCTGACGACGAGCACCGACGAATTGCTGCTCGATCGCAAGCAGGTGCGGATCACCCAGATCGAGGAGGATGCCGACGGCAACCTGGCCGTGACCGCGGTGGGGATGGACATCGGCGTTGCATCCGCGGCCGAGTATAACTCGCATTCCGGATCGGGCTATGTGCCGAACCTGGATGTGGCGCCGGGATCGGTTTCCACGCCCGTGCTGATCAATGCGCCGGCGATCATGACCGGCGGCGATCCGCAAATGTGGGTCGCGGCGGCATCGGCGAGCCCGAACTGGGGCGGGTGCGAGGTGTGGGTCAGCGCCGACAATGTCGATTATCAGCGCGTCGGGCGGATCGAGGCGCCGGGGCGGATCGGCGTGGCGAGTTCGCCCCTGCCCGCGCATGCCGATCCGGATGCGGTGAACCGGCTGGCGGTCGATATGGCGCGCAGCGGCGCGGCGCTCTCCGGCACGACCGCCGCCAATGCCGATGCCGGCGCGACGTTGAGCATCATCGGCAACGAGGTGATCACGTTCGAGACGGCGACTTTGGCCGCGCCCGGGCTTTATGACCTGACGATGCTGCGGCGTGGGCTGTACGATACCGCGCCGGCCGATCATCCTGCGGGCACGCCGTTCTGCCGGCTGGACGATGCGGTGTTCCGGTTCGGTTACGGGCAGCTCAACCTCGACGGCCACATCTATATCAAGCTGCCGTCGTTCAACGTCTTCGGCCGCGCGATGGAGGATGTATCCGGGCTCCCGGCCTATGATGTTGCGCTGACGTACGAGGCGCTGACCACCGACTGGTCACTGGTAACCGGCACGGGGCGGCCGCAGGACAATGCCACGGTCGGCGCGCCGGCGGGAACACCGGTGGGATCGCTCACCGCCGACACGGTGGCGGCGGCCCTGCTCGCGATCGGCCAGACGCAGAGCGCGGACGAGGTGATTTCGGGCGTCGAGGCGATGCTGGGCCGCGCGCTGGGGGTGTGGGGGTCGGAGGTTCGAATCCTCTCGTCCCGACCAAGATTTCAATGACTTAGCCTATATTTTCACCCCGCCAGGGGCCGCCAAATTCACTCTGGTGGTGCGCTGGTGGTGCAAATTTATTTTCGGGACCGGCGACGCGACGCTCCATGACGCGCCGATATTGAACACGCCGGACACCCTCCGGATTGAAGATTCGCCTGTCCGCGTTTATGCCGAGAGACAGATGCGAGAGCAGTTGCCTCTTCGCCCCGCCGAGTTCGTCAAAATTCGGGACGGCTTCATTGCGTTTCTGAGGCAACCCGCAGGAACGTCCCTGCAAACCGTCATCTCGAATACCGTTCGCGACGCGATGGCATCAGCGGCAAGGCGCGGACGCAAACGTCGCATCGGACTCCACTTTGCGCAACTGGCCTCGTTGGTGGTCGCATTACTGGCTGTAGTCCTGATCGCTGCTCAGGATCGGATCACATACGGCGGCGGCTTGGTTCTGCTTTTTGCCGCAGGCGGCACCTTCATATGGGCGCGCAAACGCGCCAAGGCGCGCGATGAACCGGAAATCGAGGAAATCCTTACCGAGCCGGATGAAACGCTTGCGCGTAATCTGCGGGCACTTGACGACTTTCGGAAACAGATCGCCAGCGGCGACATCCCATGCGTCGAGCGACTTCCCGATGGGAACCTTAAACCCGTTACGAAGAGCGCCCTTCGCGCATTTGTCGCCGATCATGGCACGCTTCTCATCGTCAGTCGGGATCAAAACCTTTGGCAATGCATCCCGCACCGCCCAATTCCCATGAGCGAATTGCTGGTCAAGCTGGGCGGTCGCGTTGCCCCTACCCTCGTCACATCCAGAACATTGCTCGACACCGCCGACCGCGATTTGTTCGACCGCCGCATGACATGGCTTCTTGCCCATTCCGAAGGAGACCCACGTGCAAACTCCTTCCGCGAGGCGATCCAGATCATCATAGCTTTGCGACGCCCCGAACTCAACGGACTGACGTTCGAGCGAAAGAAGGAAATCCTTCGCAAAGAAAGGATTAGCGATAGCCGGATGGAGAAAATCCATGCTGGCGTCTATCCAGCCTTCAACAATTACCTGCGCCAATTGCCCATGCATGAATTCCCGTGAATGCGGAACTGAATAGCTTCCAGCGCCTCCCAAAGCCACGTCCCGCATTCCAACCAGTGGAAAGGACGCCTTCATGCCCCCTGATCGCAACCAACTTCTGACTGTCGTGGACGTGCTCAACGTCACCGGCTTCAAATCTCGGACCACCCTCTATCGCCGCGCCCGCAACGGCAGCTTTCCCAGTCCCTGCCACATTGGCTCTGGCAAAATTCGATGGCGATCCGGCGATGTCGAGGACTGGCTGAACAGCCTTCAGCCCCGCCGCTACTGAACTGCACCTCAGACGCTTCCCGGCTCCGGTCTGATGGCTAGGCGGGCCCCTCGCGTCTGCATCTCACGAAACGATGAACCACCGCAATCGTGGTTTCACGAAAGGATGACCCATGCCCATTTTCCATCGCGCTATGGACCGGCTTGCCGATTTCCTCTGGACCGACCGCAAGGTCACCATGCGCTTCAGCGCCGACTATCGCATTGCACGCTTCACCTTTCCGCTCATCAAGCGGCTGATCACAGATGACGATGACGGCGAGACCTATCGCTGTGCCATCGCCCAATGGACCCTCAATGAACGCCCGCCGCTCCACATCCACCGGGGTGAGGTCTCAACATTTCGGATCGACGGCCCGTTGCAAAACGCAGGCTTAACCTACTTCCCATTGGGCGGTCTGATCGAGTCCCCCGGCGTTACCGCTCATCTCGACCCCGTCGATACCGACCGGCTGGACAGACAGGTGCAGGAAGCGGTCGAACGAACCATCCGCGACTGGATCATGGAGCATCGCCTTCACGACCAGACCCGTTCACGCCGGGAGATCGACCGTCCCAAGGCGGACCAAGAGGCTCGC